GGCGAAAGCGTGGGTACTGGCGCTGGCGGCGGGGCTGCTGCTTCTGCTGATACCCGCACAGGCGCGCGCGGATGTGACCCGTCTGCTGATTTTGAACGACGAGCAGACAAGTGAGACGAGCGCAGCGGCGACGGACGTCCTGCGGCGATTCGCGCTCTATTCCAGCTGGACATGTACGTTTGCCAGCAGCGAGGATGTGCCGGACACCGACGGGTACACCGCCGTCATCATCTGCACCGACCCGAATCGGGCGCTGAATGCGTCGGTGGCGCTGGCGATTCAGGAGAGCAAACTGCCTGTGTTTGTCATCGGCGCGGGCGGCTTGGCGGAGCTGACGAAAACGCAGGTACATGAAGGTTCACACACTTCCCTATGATGTACACATCTAAGGGAGGTGTACGCTTTGAAAAAGAAGCGCATGACAACAAAGGAAAAACTCAAACTCATGGAGGAAATCGACGAACGGAACGAGCAGCGCCGCAGGGAATTTGTGGAGCAAAAGAAAACACGAGAAAAGAAGCTGCTTGACACGTACATCGACGGAATCATTTCCAAGGAGGAATTCCTCAAAAGAATCAAGGAATAAAATGAAGGGCTGGGGAGCAATTTCCAGCCCTTTATCTGTCTATCATTACGATGTCCATGTATTCTTCATCAGCTTTTTTCTTGCACCATAAACTCCGAAAATTCTCAAAAAAAATCGGACTGCCTCTCGACAAAAAGCCGTTTGCGTACTATAATCCAGCCAGCTTGCAGGCGAAAATGATAGTTCTATAAAAAGAGAGGAAAGAGCCACCATGACGGCAGAAATCATTTTGAAAATCAATCAGGAAATCGAGTACTACTTCTGGCTGCGGAAGGAAGCCTGTCGTGACGAGGTTGGAATTGCACAACAGTTCGGACACGTTCAAGGAATGCTCGCGGTGCTCGAAATCCTGACCGGAAAGAAGTACAGGCTGACCAAGGGCGGAGTTGTTCCGACAGTTGAAAAAAACTTTGAAAAAAAGTCTGATAATTCTGAAAAAATACTTGACAATATACCGGGTATATGATATAATATATGTGTCGGGAGGAACAAGAATCCCGACAGAAAGGAGGGAAAGCCAATGGACAGGGACGCAAAAAAAGCCCTGCAAGAGCTGCTGAAGCTGTTGAGTGAGAATCCAGACCTCGCAGAACGGATTACAATCACCATCAAGCCCAGTAAGCTGACGCAGAGCAAGACCGCCGAGCAGTAACTCGTCAAGTCTGGGGGCGGCGGGTGCAACCGCCGCTTCCCAGATGATTATAAACAATAATGACCGAAATGTCAAGGAGGATATAATCATGAACAATACCAGACGCAAGTCCATCAAGCATATTTGCGAAAGGCTTGATGAACTGATGCATGAAATTGAATCTCTGCAAGACGAAGAGCAGGACGCTTTGGACAGCCTCCCGGAAGGTGTTCAGGAAAGTGAACGTGGGCAGGCAATGCAGGAAGCTGCTGACAACTTGGAATCTGCAATAAGCAGCATACAGGATGCGCTTGATTATCTGGATGACGCGATGGATTGAGCATATAGACCATCTAACATTTAGACTGTGACGACAGGGATGGCGATATAACCCACAGAAAGGAAACTGATCATGGAAAATATGAAGTATAGACCCCTTGCGAATCCAGCTGCATATCGGCTTGAAGTCATTATCCGGACTTGTGCGGAATCTATGGAAGGGTTGCATGCAGTGGACGGGTTGATTTGGACGCTGTTGGACGGAAAACGTATTAGCCACGATGATAAGGAATATCTTGAAAACCTTGTCCGTGAATATATGAACAAACACTTTGCAAGTAAGAGTGCCGACAACTAACAACGCTGCCCTATCGGCTACACGGGGATGGAGGAAAAGAAACATCATGACCGAGAAAGAAAAGAATGCCCCACAGCTTAAATACATGAAGAAGACCATCCGCCGATTCACGGTGGACTTGAACCGCAACACCGAGCCTGAGCTTCTGGAGTACTTGGAGAAGCAGCCGAACGTGGCAAAGTTCATCAAGCAGTTGATCCGCGCGGACATGGATGCACATAATGACAAGTGAGATTGTGATTGGAAAGCAAAAAGGGAGAGGCGCGAAGCCCCTCCCTCTTTTGTTACTCTTATTTCAGCAGTGCAGTCCATGTGTTCTTACCAACGATGCCGTCCACCGTAAGCCGCTTTGCACGCTGGAATGCTTTCACAGCTGCCGCCGTTGAGATGCCGAACTTACCGTCAGTCTCGCCGTTGTAATAGTCCATCGCGCTCAAGAGGCGTTGCAGTGTCTTAACCTGTGCGCCTGTACTACCGTTTCTCAACGTCGTCAGCGTTACCGTGACCGCCTTGCCCTCTGTTTTGCCCGCTGATGCCGCTCCGGGTTCTTTTGAGGGTTCTTGCTCATCTTTTGTTGCGGGCGCTCCTGTGCCCGTTTCTGTGCCGATATTGCCATACGCAGGACGACCATACCCAGCAAGGCGGTTATATGTGTGGCTGTACTTCTTTTTCGCCACTGCACCGCCGTTGGCGACAACGCCGCTTGCGCTGGATGTGTTGCCCTCAATCGTGTAAACATAGGTGCTATCCACCTTGTAAACAATGCCGGTGTGCGAAATGCTGCTCTTATCCTTGCTGTAGAAGAAAATCACGTCACCAGCCTGTGGATTGCTTGTGTATAACTGTCCTTTTGCCTTGAAATATCCGCGTGCGAATTTACAGCCTGCGCCGCAGTTGTTCGCAGCGTTGCTCGGTTGACACAGCAGTGCAAGCGCAGCCGCCTTGCCATACGCCTTGAAGAAGCACCATGCCACAAAAACGGAACACCAAGCAGTCCCTTGTTTGCGCCCATTGAAAAAGCGTACATCTGCAAGGTCGCGTGCATACTTGGTATAGTTTTTGTTCCCGGCGTTCGCCGTTTTCTCGTCAAGCTGCTCAGTTGTTGCCTTTTCCAAGTAACCATCCTCTGCCAGCGCGATGTCGATTACCTTTTGTCGGTCAGATGCCATGTTGATTCCTCCCTTTTGATACGAAAAAAGAAGGCGGATTGCTCCGCCTCCTCCTTGGTTACAAGATTTCGTTCGACTTCTTGGGCTCGGTGTAGGTCAATGCCTGCGTACTGTCAGCCATACCCTCCGTGGTTGGGTCAGCCACGATGCCGAGGATAGATAGCACGGCGAAGAGTGCGTTGACAACCGCCAGCAACTTGTTCCCCAGTTCGCCAAGGTCAATGGCGAAGCCAAACACGGCAGCCACCACCTGCACAAGCAGCAATACCGCAGGGATAAGAGCAATCCAGAAGTTCTTGTTTTTGATTCGGACAGTCCAGTTAATGTTCATTTTCATTCTCCTCTCTCATGTCGTTCGGTGGGAAGTTCCAGAAATTTCGTGTGGAGGTCATCCATCACGCCATTTGGTCCTTTGATAGCGTGATACTGAACCCACAGATTCTCAAAGTTCTGCTTGGCATAGATAGGTGCAAAGCCTCGCTCATGCCATGTTTCATATTCGGAAATCATGTTTGCTCGGAGCAGGGCTTTCACGCCCATCCTCACACCCTTGATCTGGTTCAAAAGGTACTTAAGACCTGCAAGCAGCAGGGCAGGCACACTCAGCAAGCACAACCATTGGTACAAGTTCATGGGTATCATCCTCCTTTGTTATCCGCCATATGGGACAAGAGCGCCATCCACAGCGCGTTGAAACTGGTATGGTACAAGGATGCCGCCTTCGGCATGGTAAAGCTGGTACGGGACAAGCTCCCCGTTTTCCGCGTGGAGGATGCAATTGTCTACTGTCTCGATGAGCAGATACACATCAGAGAACGTAACCTCGCTCCTGTGATTGGTTTTCTCAACCGAACCGTGATTTGTATGGAGAACCGGCATAATCTGAAAAACGAATGGCACGATTATACTGGTAGCACCTTCTTCAATTTCCACAGGCACAGCGGCTGTTGTTTTATAAGAGCATCGCATCCCGTTGATTGTACAGACAGCGGCGGCAAAAGCCGAATTACTCAGCGTTGCGTACACTGTCGCACGCCGAACCTTGGAAGCAGACGGCAGTTCAAAGGCGAAGGTAACACTCTTTACATCCTTTGTAGCGCTGGTTGTATAGCGGTTGATGAGTGCTCCTGTTCCTTCTTCGAACTCCTGTATACAACTGTATGTCGAAGCGAGGCTTAAATCATCAACGCTCACTTTGATTTTCGCCACAGCTTACACCTCCGACTTGATGAGATACCACTTGCCATCTGCGACAGTCGCCGGTGTCGTTTCGCTGATGATAATGTCTCCCAGATTCTCCAGTGTGACACCAAGTGCTTCTCGTGCTGCCGCAGCTGTTTCCGCTCCTGTGCCGCCGCTTGCAATTGGCACGATTCCATACAAGTCCTGCGCAGAAGCGCGCTGCTTGTCCACTGTCTTCCAAGTGCCGATGTTGGCATAAGCGGAATCGTATTGTAAAGTGACGGGTCTCCCAGCAGCAAAGAAGGACGCGCTTCCGGGGCTTGTCATAGCAGCCGTGTTGAAGCTGAGCGGAATGCGGACAGTCTTTGCGCCAAGGCTGTTGACGTTCAGCGTGATTTCAGTAGATGTGCTTGCGATGTTTGGAACAATCACAATCGTCAGACCGTTTTTTAGCTCCGTCACGCCTTTTACGGTTGCAGTATATGTCACGCCATCGGTAGAGGCTGCCGCAACAATCGGTGCCCCACTGCCACCTGCGTCTGCCAATTTCGCGGCAAGTGTTTCCGAGTTGACATTGGAAAGCGTGGTATCTGCTGCTCCGATTTTCGTTGCTGTGATATTCACGTCCTTGCTTGCGGAACCGTTGAATGTCCACATGCTCGTTCCTTCGGATGCGCCGCCATTGAATCGAACAACCATGCTTTTATCAACTTTTCCGGCTGATGTGGCTTTGTTGGCTGATGCAACCTGCTTCTCACTGTCTGCCGTGTTGTTGACTTTCCCAAGTCCAATTTGTGCCGCCGTAACACCATGCGGATTGCTTTTACTGTCGGCGTGTCCAGACAGCTTGTTTTGCAGTTCGGACAGGCAAGAGCTTACGCGCGTCCAGAACCAGTTGAAGAACGACGCAGGCGGCTTGTATCCTGCTTCAAACCCTTGTTCTTTCAGTGAAGCAGGCGGTTCAACACCCGGTGCGCTCCAATCAGGAGCTTTGTTGTTAAAGTCCATCGTCTTTTCCTCCTTCTTTAGCTTTTGCCCAGAATCATTCGACCAATAGAAGCCTTCCCCAGAACCGCAGTGTAAAGGCTGGGGGTTTGCCCAGACGAGTTGGGGTTGCTACCGCCAACAAGCCCAAGGTATCCACCGATTGACTGTGCGTCGTCCGCGAAGCCCTTCTGCGCGTCATACTCCAACGTCGTTCCGCCGGAAAACTCGAAAGTACCGGAGAAGCTGATAGATTCGAGCTGTACCCCAACAGGGACAAGGTTCTGAACAATCAGAATTGCTGTGGTGATGTCGATGTTGCTCTCGTTAAGTTTCGCGATTGGCAGTCCTTCGACCCTCAGTCTGCATGGCTCCTCTGGCTCCACAAGCGAAATATCCGATGGATTGCAGTTAAACGTTACGCAGAGCGCACTCATCAAACTGTTATAGTCACCGTTACAGAAGTTCCGAGTAATCTGGTTTTTAATCAGGATTCGGTACTGCTCATCCGTGGCTTTTCCTCTCGCCTGCGAGACCATATCGCCGTACAGGTCAAGTGTTTTGCCGTATGCTTTGTCAATGTCCAGACTGTCATAGATGGAGTTGACTGCATCGCTTAACGCATGAACTGCGTCACATTCAATGCCAAGCAGTTTCGCGTTGTTCGAGTCGGAATTCTTGCAATATGCGTCTGGAAGATTCTGCTCCGGCTTATCGCGGATAAATTGCGTAACCATTACGCAACCACCTCCACATGCACATTCGCACACACTGCAACGCCATATGCCGGAACAGAAACATTTCCGGAGCTGTAGGTGTTTCCACCGTCAGTGGACAATTGCAGTATTGTAACTTCCGCAACGCCTACAACTCCGTAAATATGTCCGTATATAGAAGACAACACAAGCGAATTGCCAATACCAAGTCCGTTGATGTAATTAGCAATGTTCTGCTGAACCAGCGCAATTCCATCGTCCGGGAAAGATGTTGTTGTCTTGATTTTTGCCTTTACCGTAATGACAACACGCGGCGCGGGAGAATAATTGACCACGCGCTCTGCTCCGGTTACATCTGTGATAGTGACTGCCTTGTCGCCAACCGTCTTAATACCGACAGGACGCTTGTCGAAAATTGCTGATGCAATCTCCTGCTCGTACCCATCACCGCCAAGAACGTAGCATTCAAAGCTATGCGGCGGGCGACCTTCTGAATCTTCCGTGTCTTCGTTGTTCGCAATGACCTCAGCATATTTCACGGTCGGGACGCGAAGCACGGACGACCTGATGGCATTTTCATTGCAACTGCCTGTGCCTTCAACGGCAGCAGAGAAACGCAGACGGAGGTCAGCGTCGCTTTCCTCATCCACACCAGCAATCAAAAGGCTCACGCCCTCCACGCTATCAATGCTTGCATCCGGATTCACGATTCTGTGTATGGCTGTCGCACTGGCGATGTTCCCAATTGTTCCAGCTTCCGTGCAGCTCACCTGTACAAGGCAAGTGCCGTCGTTCCCGATTGTATTTTCAGCCGTTGTCCAGTAGGTGAGTTCGGTGTCGGTTGAGACAAGAAAGCCAGCTGGAATAACATATCCTGCTGTTCCATTAACTCTGACACTGTATACGGCAGACAGCGCGGGGTTGCGCGAGATACCTGCAAAGATGAGCAGACGGTCGAGACTCTGACCGGATGCCGTGTTCGGAAATCGTGCATAGTAGACTTTCTCGATTTCTTCCTCTGCAATAGCCTGATCGTATGCGTTGATTCGAAGATACTTGCCCAGCACAGACTGATCGCTCGTGTCAATGTCCTCGCCAAGAAGTTCTTTCGCTCGCTGGATTTTTGCCTCCAGAATTTCCGCATAATTTCGTCTCTGGTAGCCTTTTTCTGTTAATCCCATGCAATTTCACCTCCCACTTCTTCGCCGTCTGCATTGCGTGCCTTGAACACGATTTTCGCTATGCGGGCAGAATAATCCGCAGTATAGGCAAATTCCGTGAGATTGAACGTGCTGTCCACTTGATGAAGACCACGTTCAATCTCATAGCGCGCAAGTTCATCACCGACGTTCTTGCCAAGCAGATTATCGAAATCAACCCCTTGTTCCCAATCGAAGAACCATTCTTTCAGGTTGGTGCGCAGCACCGCACAGACCTTTTGCTGCAACAGATTGTCGCCAACGGCAAGGCTAATTGCACCGTTTTCAATCAGCACATCCCCATTTTCGTCCATTGCAAAGCCCTTCATGCAATCCGCCCCCTCCATCAAAGAATGCCGACAATAATGCTGTCTGAAATGCTATGGCGACCAGCTGGGGGAAGCGAATTTCCACCGCGCCGTGCGTCGGTGATGTCCCTGTCCGCGCAGATGCAGGCTACAAGGTCGCCTTTCTCAATCTGTACAGGCACAGCAATCTTCTGACTGTTTCTTGCCCCATCCGCGCTAACAAGGTATGTGATAGTTTGTTCCTTGATTTTGTATCGGCACGCAACCGGCACATCGGAAACGACGGCTTGTGTCTTTGCGACCCCATCGTTTTCCTTCATAAGACCAAGCGGTTGTACCTTGGCTGTCACTCCATCCGTCCAGATTACTTTACCGATATATCCGCAGTGCAAGTCCATCAGCTTCTTCTCAATCGCTGAATTGACAAAGTTCATGCTGCCCACGCTATCACCCCCTATCAGTACATTTTTGCAACGGTAACAGCTTCATCTGGCGAAAAGCGATGTTCACCGCTACACACCCGAAATGTTCCGGTTGCATTCTTGCTTGTCAGCTTGACAATCGCACCTGCATAAAGGCGATGCTGAAGCAGCATTTCAACCTCATGTCCGTCAATTGTATCCGTATAGTCCTCGGCGGTGATTTCTTCCTCGTAGTCGCTTGGCGATCCAATCATGCCGGTCTCGACAGATACATCAAAATTCAGGTTGTCCCCCTCCTTGATGTACCGAGCATAGATTTTCCCCTTGCTGACATAAACAGATATGCCGCAGACTTCTGCGTATTTTTTGATGTTTTCCATCAAGTCGCCGTCAACCGTCTGCGAATCTTTATAGGTGTAATCCCTTCGAGGACTAAATACCGCGACCGGAATTCCAGTTTTCTCAATCAGTGTTTTCAGAATATAGCTTGCTTGGGAGTTCGCTGCAAAGGACATGCTTTCGATGCTGTGGTCTTTGATGTCGTCCATCGCGTAGATGGTCGTCGCTTTGTCCACAGCATCATGCTTTGTTTTTACTTTTGAGATGTACCCTTTGAAGAGAATCCCTGTGTCGCCTTTGTAGCCTGCTTCGATAGAGATTTCCGCGCCTTTTTTGAGTTGCTTAATCGTATTGTCGGACAGGTTATAGACGATGATTTCTGCTTCATTCGGTTCAAGGTCATCATCGAATGGAACTGTAAACTCCAAGTCAAGCGTTTCCGAGTTGATTGTGACTTGACCGGTTCGGACGATAGCAATGCTCCCAAACACACCGTCTGGTCGAATGTCATAGGGTTCCTTCCATGTCTCAAACGCCTTAACCAGAGCTGAAGTTAGCTTGCTGTCATGACTTTGCATAACAGCCTTGGAGTATGCGTCATTCACCAGATGCTTCCCCCTCTCCGTTGTCAACAATCATCAGAACCGTCTGCCCCAAATTATCGAAGGTCACAGCATTGCTTCCACCGCTTGGGTTTTTCGGGATAATCTCCACTGCGGGAAAAATACCAGCCCTATATACATCGCTCCATAACGGCTTGCCGTACACAATTGGCTCTCCTGCACAAATTAGCTCATTGTCCCGGTAAAGGTCAATCGTGAAAAGTTCTGCCGTCGCGTTGTAGTTGAAGTGCAATGTAAATATCTCGCCAGCAAGCTGGATGTTGCACGTGTACGGCAGCAAGTCCTTGTTGATTTCCAATACATCCGGCGAAGTCATTTACATTCCCCCTTTACTGCTTGTATCCCATCAGAAGATAAGCACCGACTTTCAACGTTGTCGCATTTCCCGGCTTTGAAAAAGCGTTCGGGCTGTTGCTGATAACCCAGCCAACAGACTTGCCCAAATAACTGTACTGCACTACAAGTTTGTAGACTGTGTCGCCGCTTTTGACTTTGTGATAGACTGGATACATTTTTCCAGTAGCATTGCCAGTCGTAGCACTTGTTTTGTTGCTTTTTATCTGCTGTGTTCCAGCGTTGGTTGTGCCGCTTGTACCTGTGGAAACGCATCCATCAATGTTGCTTCTGTCCACCCAGCCATACACCATGCCGCCATCGGTTGAAATCAGATGGTACTTGTGAACCGACCAAGATGCTGTGCCGATTTTCGTCACCTTGCAAGTAGATCGTCCGCGTGTAGCAGCTGCTTTCTTTGCATCTGAGGCAACATACACGCTTCCGCCTTTGAAAAGCACGATTGACCCAACCTTGATTTCGACATTTTTCTTGGCTGCTTCTTCTTTTTCCTTGTCGCTTGCTTTTTTCGGCGTATATGCACTTTTGGCAATGCGCACCTGCGTCAGCGTCATGGAAAAGTCTGCGCCGCCGTGATTGGTGTTCGGATGGGATGTTTGAAAAGACTTGATTTGCATGAAGGAAGCCGTGTTTCGCCCCTTGTATAAGACGAGAGAACCGGCTTCCTGCCATGCTTTTATTTGGGAAAGGACTTGCGCCGCCTTCATGTTGCCGTAGTCAACAATTTTGCCGGAAAGCGAAATCGAGAGTGCTTTGGCTTTCACCGTGTCCGTTGTCGGAACACCTTGCTCAACGGGGTGGGAGGTCGCATCGACCTCCCGCTCCGCGCTTTCCTCAGTGACATGAATATACAAGCCATTCAGAATTGCCACGCTTACACCTCCCGCATAACAGTATTTTTTCGGTCAAGGCTTGCGAAGAATTCCTGCATGGACTCGTTCACCCACTGCTTGACCCTCCGCGCCGTCGCTCTGTCATCCTGTGTTCCGCTGATAGTCAGGTTGAAAGCCGGAGCAATGGTCGTGTACTCGCTGCTTGTCGTGCTGTTGTTTGTAACCGTGCTTCCTTCGGATTCTGGGCTGTAACGGCTGCTGTACGGGATAGACGCAGACCCCAAATCCGCAGCAGTTGCCTTTAGGTCGGGAATCTTGCTTTTCATACCGAGGTTGTAGCCTTCACCGACAAATACGCCAGACTTGTACGTTTCCTTGGAAGGCGAACCGATGTCCATCTTAACATCGAATGCATCCTGAATCGCCTGAGCGATAGACTGAGCCGTTGCAACCAGTGTGCTGCGCTTGGATTCCATGCCATTGTTCACGCCATCCATGATTGCCTCGCCTGAGCTGTACATGGCGGTTGCCGTGAGCCCAAGCAGTGTTACGATTTCGCCCAGTTTATCAGAAAACTTCCCTTTCAACTCCGTCAGCCTTGTTTCGGCAGTCGTGACAAGATTGCTCAAATTCGTTCCGACCGTGCTGTCAAGCGTTGAGAGTGCAGTTGGCAATTCACCAACTGTACTCAGTTCCGAAAAGAAACCTTTCAGCTTATACAGTTTTAGATTATTAATCTTCGTGAAGAATGTTTCCGCATTCGTGGCAAAGCTCGACAGCCCTGCGCCCATTGATTCAAGTTGGCTTGAACCGAGACCAAGGAAGCCTTTGCTTGCAGCATCGGAATCAATCTTGATGTTGCTCAATGTGTCGAACAGCGACTTGATTGGCGTGAAGTCAGTGATGCCACCAAGGTTAGTGAAGAAGGACGCAATGCTTGTCGCAACGCCTGGGAGTTGCCCTGCAACATTAGTGAGCCCGGTTGTACTGTCGCCTGTGAACCAGCCGAAGATGCCGCCTTGTTCGGGCATTTGCTTGATTCCTGCCAGCGCGTCAAACAGCGCTGAAAGACTGGTATATGCCTCCGCTGGAATACCTGTGATTGCGGTAAGTGCTGCCATCATACTGGCACCGCCAAGGATCGCAACACCGTCTGCAATGCTCTGATAGTCCACTTCACCGGTGAACCACTGCATGATGCCGCCAGAATTCGGAAGAGCTCCGATTCCAGACAGGCAGTTGAACAGGTTCGTAGCCGCCGTGAATGCCTCTGCTGGAATCGCCTGCACTGCCGCAAAGAATGCGGTTGTTCCAGCCAGCGCATTCAGACCGGTTGCAATTCCTGTATAGTCCACCTCGCCCGTGAACCATTGCACAACGCCGCCGCTATTAGGAAGCAGACCGATGCCATTCAGACAATTAAATAGATTGGTTGCAGCGGTAAAGGCTTCTTCGGGGATGCTTTGGAATGTAGCAAATGCTCCAGCAGTTCCTGCCAGTTGGTTCAGACCGGTTGCCATCTTCGCATAGTCAACTTCACCCTCGAACCAGCCAACAATGCCGCCTTCCTTCGGCATATCACTGATACCAGCCAAGCAGTTAAAGAGTGCTGTTGCCTTTTCAAAGCAGCCGTCCGGGAGGGTCATGATAGTGGTGAAGAATCCACTCAACCCCGTCGCCATGCTGCTTAGCTTTGTGCCAAGACCCGCATAGTCAATTCCACCTGTTATAAGACCAACGATTTTTTCCCCTGCAATTACGGCAATAAATGTTGCGAATGACGTTGCAAAATCGGACAGGCTTGCTGTATCCACGCCGCTGAACGTTTCAAACATGGGCTGAATCGAAGTTGCAAAGGAAGACAAGTTTTCGCCAATGGCTGGAAGCGAAGCAGTGATTCCTTCACCAATGCCGCCAATCAGCGAGCCAGCCATTTCACCAACGATTCGGCAGATGTCAGCCATCACTTGACCACCGCTGCTCATCAGTTCGGTGAAACCTTCTACTTTCGACAGCGCACCGAATGCCGTGGCAATGCCTGCAAAGCCTCCCAGTGCAAGTGCAATATTGGCAAGCCCTGTCAGTACCGCCGTAATAGGGATTGCGCCAATCAGACCTGCGAGACCAGCAAGACCAGCACCAACAAGGGCTGTCATGCCAATAATGAGAAGAATCTTCGCCGTTGTTCCAATATCGGAAAGCTGCGCCATGTACGGGGCAAGCCACATGAGGACAGCCGCCAATGCACCAAACCCGACGAGGGCAATTGCGATATTTGCAACGCCTTTCAGTACCGTTGCAACAGGGATACTGCCAACTTTACCAGCCAGCTCTGCCATTGCAGTTCCGATCAGACCAACGGCACCGATGACGAGCAGAACTTTCGCGATGGATTGCAAGTCTGATAACTGTGCCATGTAAGGCGCGGCAGCCATCAGCGCAGCGGCAAGAAGGCTCAAACCGCCAAGGATGATGGCAAGATTCAGGATGCCTTTCAGCGCAGTCTTCGGGTTCATCTTCGCCAGACCAGAAAAGAATCCGCCGCCAGAACCGCCAGCACCGCCACCTCCGCCGAACAGACTGCTGATTCCTTTGATTTTGTTAAACAGCTTAATTGCAAGCACGAGACCAAGGGCGGCGGGAATGATTTTTTTGATAAGGGCTGTATTCTCTGTGATGAGGTCTTTGAGCTTGGTAAAGAATTTTCCAACCTTGTCAATGCCGGGAATGTCACCGAACGCCTCGGAAATGCCTTCCCAGACCTGCTGCAAGATGTAAGGCAATTCTCCGACGAGTGTGCTGATGATGCCGGGAAGCGCAACAATAAGCCCCTTCACAAGAGCCGTAGCCGCCTTAATCAGTGGAGGAAGAAGCGTTTCGACGATTGTCGGCAGTTCTTTCTCAATGATTGGAGCAAAAGCCTCAATCAACTTGCCAACGCCTTCAAGGGCTTTCAGCAACGCAGGCATGATATTCTTGCCGAATGTTTTTGCGGATTCAATCAGGTTTTCAAGGCAACGGTCAAAATCGTCACCGCCCAGAATCAAGCTGGTCAAGGTGTTGCTCCATGCAGCTTTCAAGGAAGACCATGAACCGCTGATGGTTTCGCTGGCTTCCTTCGCAGTAGTGCCTGCGATGTCCATCTCTTCCTGAATCACATGGATTGCACTGACAATATCCGCGTAGGAAGAAATGTCGTATTTCACGCCAGAAATAGCTTCTGCATCTTTCAGCAACCGCTTCATTTCTTCCTGCGTGCCACCATAGCCCAATTTGCACTGTGTTATCTGCACTTTCATCCATTGATTGCGTTATCGGTGCAGTTCAGACTATCGCTTCACCCTCGCGGGTGTCTTCTCACTTAGTCGTTCACGCTGGCATTACCCTTGCGCCCTGTTGTCCCCGCCGGGAGTTCCAAGTCAATCAGAGAAGATTCGCGCATCGCCCTTCATTTATGCGGCGAGCGCCCCCATTGCGTTAAGGTTATCGAGCATAGTGTAGTTTTGCTTTGCAAACCCCTGATAAGCGTCCTGAATGCTGGATATATCTGTGCCCATCTTGTTGGCGTTGTCTGACATATCAATGATTGCCGTATTCGCCAATTCAGCCGCCGCTCCCGTATTCCCGCCAAGCGATTGAATCAGGGAAGCAGAGAAAGACGTGACTGTTTCCATGTAGTCATTTGCAGACATGCCAGCTGTTTTGAAAGCATCATCAGCGTACATCTGCACCGTGCCGGAGCTATCCTTGAACAGCGTATCAACGCCGCCGACAAGCTGCTCATAGTCTGCATAATTCGTAATGGATTTTGCGACCATAGCACCAGCGCCTGCCGCGCCTGCAGCTATGCCTTTTGCAAGAAGTTTACCAGCCTCAACGCCAACCTTGCCCAGTGTCTTTCCGATGGATTTCAGACCGGAAACAGTTTTGTTGAATTTTTGCTCGGCTATCTTTTTGAGCTGCTTATGGGCATCTTCACCTTCGCGGTCGGTATCTCTCAAACTGTCGACAGTATCATCAATTCCGTCTGGGTTAATCCTATTTACGCTGTCTCTGATTTCGTTGATGCCTCTCGCTGCCTGCCTGCTCTCGTCTGCCATTTCATCGAAAGCATCACCGCCAATTCCACCGGTCAAAATGGTCTTGATTTCATCCAGTGCGCCTGTTAATCTGGTGAGTTCGGCAAAGTCGATGTCGAACCCCATTCTCACAACGTCTTCGCGCACAACTCCCATAATCATCCCCCCTTAGGGCAGTAAGAAGAAGCGGCAAGCCATGCTCACCGCTTCTTCTTCGCTGCGCGTTTTTCCGCCTCAATCTGCATGTCCAGCGCGTAGTTTGCCTCCATCACATCATTAGGCGACATGAAGGGCTTACCAAACACCGTCTGAAAGTCAAAGCCGCGATCAGACAGAACCAGCCGCCATAAGTTCCAGTTACTTTTTGCCCGCTGCTTTAGCTGCGTCTGCGTCAGCTTCGGCTCGAAAACTGCCCTGCATCACACCGCGAGCGAAAGAAACGACCTCATTGAACTCGTCCAGAGTATCGAAGTCATCAGGGGTCAGACCCTTCGGCTCGACAATGACGTGCTGGAAAAGGTACTCAGCCAGCTTCTCCACGCTGGTGGTAGACGTACCCTCGATGTAGGAAGCATCCACCGCTTTCAGTGCGACAGAGATGCCGCCAAACTGCGCAATGTACTCCTTGCCGCCAATCGTCTTCTTCACCTGATAAAACTTGCTGTCAGCCATTTTGATATTCCTCCTCATGTTTTTAAGTCGTTTTATTGAAAGCCGGAGAGCGTTTTTGCTCCCCGGCTGAATAGATTACTCAACCGTCAGGTCGAACACCTGAAAGACGAACTCCATGTCTTCAGCTTCCGCGCCGCGAGAGATTTCCGGGAAGGACTTGAGGGAAGCCATCGTGCCGCCAGAGCGTTCCCCCAGTTTCTTGTTGACACACCACAGCGGGAAGGGGTCGGACAACTTTGCCAGCCCCATCAAGAAATGCTTCTGCGGGCTGGTGGGCTGCACATAGACCGTAACGGTACCAAGGGTATTGTTGGTCTGAGATTTCACCACATCGCCCTGCGCACCGACAGACGTGGAGAAAAAATCCTCGTCCTTTTCGATGGAGATCATGTCTTCACCAAGACCGGTAATATAGGTGTTATTGACAATGACGGACGTATCCTTTGCGTCATAGACAGTAACATTGATAGCCATATTCGTTTGCCTCCTTAAACAGTGATCTCGCCGGTGATTTCGACCTCATGAATTGCGCCGGTCAGCGCAAAAGAGAAGCTGCCGCCGAGGTACTTGCGGTTGGCACGGTCGGTTGCCTTGGTGTCTTCGCGCATGGCGTAGGAAACCGTGTAGCCGGGAGTGCCGTCCGTGTTGGTGACAATCATGCCCTGATTATATGCGTCCTGCAACACGTCCGCTGCCACGCTTTCCAGCAAGGCGATGCCGTTGTTGTCATAGGGCACCTTCTTCGTGTTGTTCAACACCTTCTGGGTTTTGTAGGCAAGCTGCTGGATGATATAGTCTTCACTGTCGATGATGTCGATATATTCACCGCCAGCAACCTTTCCTTCGCTGGTAACATTGTCACCGGCTTTCGTTACGAAGGTGATGCCGCCCTTCTTGTGAATGGCTTCAATCTCGGAATCCGTCAAGTCCTGCGGCTTGATTCCGGAGAGAACCATGTTCTTGTAGGTGAAGCTGCCAGCAGAGAGACCAGCGGTATTGCCGACAAGTGCTGCGACAGGGACGGGGTAATCGTCCGTGGGCGTGCAATAGAACAGCACAGTCCGGCGCAGACCAGAAACGGTGATACTGGTTTTATCGTCCACGGGCAGATTGGCAAAGTACATCTTGCCATCCAGTGCCTCAACCAGCGTGCTGATTGCGGCAGGAGTGCTGGGAGATTCGCCGTCCGTCACAACAATGAGCTGCCGCCAGCCCTTGTCGGTCAGCATGGTATTTGCAAGAGCAGCAGTCGCCGCAGCAGTCGCTGCGCAGACAGCAATCGTCTTGGGCGAGTTCGTCTGGGAGAACAAGAGCTGCGCAGCCTTATAAGCAACGCTCGTGTTGCTGATGCCAGCCGACACAATCTCTTCGGTGTTGGAGACTTCGGTATACGCTACATCTTTCTCCGCATTCTCAACAAGGATCAGCGGAACGCCGAAACCGAGCTGACCAACGGGCTTGGCGAGGTCAATGTTTACCTTCACGTCGTAAGCCATGATTTATTCCTCCTTGTTTAGGTATCCAGTTTATGAGCGATGTCAACGCTCTCGATGATGCCCGTCGTTTTCAACGGGTTTTCCGATTCATCATAAACATAGAAGACAACATCAAATCCATTTTTTCTTTCGTACTCAACCGTCAGAATATTGTCCCTGTTTGTGATGTCGGTTGCGCTCTGCACGGTGATTCCGTTGTCAGAAAGCCATACGCGCCCAGTATGTAGCAACCACTCCCGCGCTTTGGTGGCAAACAGTATGCTCTCGTCAAAGTCCTTGGATAGGAAAGACAAGCTCCAAATACTGCGTACCATAAGACGGTCAACTCCGTCCTCATGCTGCTGGTATGTACCGTTGTTTGCTGATTCGGGTGTCGTCAGGTTATAGGTGACATATGGATAGACGGGTGCTTTGGCAGTCTGATTTCCACGAATCACCGGTACGCCGAGGTATTCTTTCAGCCCCTGCGCGACAGTTGTCCGCATTTTGTTCAGGTCAAGCATTAGCGTTTTCCTCCCCGAAGACACTGACATATCGCAGAAAGTAGCTGTACACGCCCGTGAATTCGGCATTTTCAAGCTCGGATTCAATCATGTACTTCTGCCCCTTGTAAACCACTTCCGCACCCATGAGCGCTGCAGGAAGCGCCTGCTGCATGAACAAGCGCTTATCCTGCGCAGTGATTTTCCCCTCAGAGCGGAACACTTTGCTTTCCTTGAAGGCGATAATCGCGCCCGTATACTCGGTGCGTGTTTCCTTCCCGTCTTCCCAGTCACCAGCAGCATTATAGCCGCCGTCCGTGTAGGTGACGACTGTAAATGCGTTCGAGTAATCCAGAATCAGGCTGGAAAAATCAAAGTATTGTCTGCTCACTTGGCTTTCCTCCATGTGATGCCGCCGATCATGTCGCCGTTATCAACGAGTGGATTGCTGCTGCCTTTCCTGTCCACTGTGAACGGATGGTCAGGTGGTGCACTCAGCTCAACAGCATAGTTCTTAATGGCACCCGCAAGCTCCACCCCGGCAGCCTCATAGAGGGTGCTCTCAGACATTTTGCCGCTCGCCACGTCAGCAAGCATCTGGTTTATCTTCTGTTTTACCTTTCCCGCATTCTTGTCATAGCCGGTGCGTAGGAAGGAACGTTCCGGAATATGGATGTGCGTCGTGGTGGCTTTGAGGTGCAAGCCCTGACTATGCAAGAACACCCGCATCTTGTCAGTGACGGCTATATCGCATCCATACTCGTGTATGGATGCAAGCCATTTATGCTCACCATTCAGAACGCCAACATCAACGGCTGTGCCGTCGATAGCCTTCAGCCGCTTAATCATGTTCGGAAAGTCATTCCCCTTGGTTTTGTAGTTTACCTTCATTCCCATGCGTCACCACCGCCTCTTGGCAGGGAAAACACGCACCTGCGATTTCAAGTATCCTCCGAGCAAGCTATGGGCAAGCTGCCATAGTACCGTCGCCTTGTCTGTCGAATTGAATGACATGCTCAATCCTTCGATACTCTGACTTGCCACACCCTCCCGCAGGCTCAATGCTTCGGAGAATTTGACCACGAACAGACGCGCACATGCTGGGAGCGCCTTGATGCTTTCCGCGTCATCCTTGCTGAATTCCAGCGTTGTATGCTCCAGCATCCAATCCAATGCTGCTTCCGCTTGAAGCAGCGCAAGCGCGTCGCCTTCATGAACGGTGATGCCAGCAGCTTGCAGGATGTCAGCATTCATCACGCATCACCCTTCTTGCGGGCTCTCGCGGGCTTCTGGGCGGTCTCAGGCTTCGGGCTGGGTTCTTCCTTGCCCTTTTCAGCAAAGGCATCCTGCGCGGTCTTGGCGGGCTTCTGGGCGGTATCCGCGATGGGAGTATTTGCCGGGTAATACTTGCCGCAATACTTCACAGCATAGTTAAAAACGAGCATTTCAGCGCCCTCCTTTCATGTTGTTGCGTTCTCTGCTTATTCGCTGACCACCTGAAGCGCATAGCATTCGTCCATGCGCTCGAAAGACGGCAGCACGATTTCAGAGACGGTGGTCTTGGTGTTGACCGGATCGCTGGTAATCGTCACGCTCACAGATACGCCGGTGTTGACGATGGCGACGTTTGCCTGCCCAGAACCAGCCAGCGTGCGCTCCTCCGGCGTAGTACCGTACCACGTCTTGCCGATTGCGCCGTTAGGCAACATCATGACGATGTTGTCGGGATAGAACGCCTGCGCAGTGCCGTCTTCCTTCTTGAACATCTTGGTGTAGATGACAATTCGGACGTTCAGCGCTTCCTCCACGAAGTTCTGCACCAGCTTATCGGTGTAGAAAACGTTGGCAGTCACGTTCTGCGCCAGCACGCCGCTCTGTACCTTCTTGCTGTTTTTCATCAACTTAAAGGTCGCCTTGCTCATCAGCAGGACTTCGGGGCGGTTGCCAGAAGCAGCCTGCTGTGCATCCAGCGCCGCTTCGACGTCGTCCAGAGGGTCGCAGGTATCGGCTGCGTTCCACATGTCCGTTTCGGTCTCGATTTTCATGAAGTGGCTCTGCTTCCACGAACCGTCCGGGTCGTAGTTGTAGGAATAGTTGACACCGTTTGCGGCGACTTCAATTCCCATGCTGCCGTCAACAGGAGAAAGCAGCTGCATAATCATCCGCTCAGGTACTACGTTCGCGCCGTCAACCAGCGTGCGGGTGTCATCGAAGATGTTTTCCAGCACAGAGGCAGCGTAGGGGTCGTTCGTATCCTTGACGCGCATGATTTCCTGCTCATCCGCTTCCTTCACCAACATGCTCTCACGGAAAAAGGGCATCTGGGTTTCCGCAATGGAGATACCAACGCGGTCACGGAAGGTAGACTTCGCATCAAAGTTGGAAGGCATCAGGGAAACGGGCAGACCCTTATGACCTTTGAGCCATTTCAGGTCAAGACCGGCTTTCTTCTGCGCCGGAAAGAAGCCGCTCCCAAGATATGCCTCTTTGTTGCTCGCAGCCTCCGTCCAGTTGGCAGCAATCGCTTCTGCGGTAAAAACGTCAGTCAATTTCATGTTGTTTTCCTCCTTGTTTCAGGATTAGTCCATGAACTTAATCATGGGGATGGACACGGTGCCCGCCGGGGCAACGGGTAACTTGGACTTCTTGATGAAGCCGTGAATCACGACGGTGCCGTTGGGGTTTTCAGCCTTCACGACATCATTCAGCAGAACACCGATAGCGGTCGCATCATTCTTCGGAATAATCGTACCCGCAGGGATAACGCCATCGCTGTTCGCATCAATCGCAGAGCAATTGTAGGGAATGGCGACATAGTGGTCATTGTGCAGAATCTCGTTGGAGCGAGTTACTGCGTTCGTGGTATATTTCATGTTATTTACCTCCAAGATAAGCGTCGAGAATAGACCGAGACTTCTGGTTGGTTGCCGCTGCATTCTTGCCCATGCGAACAGCAATGTTTTCATTCTTGCCGCCAGCATCCGCTGCGGTATCAGTACCAACGCCGGGAGTTCTCCCATTGGTCTTGAAAACAGCATCAACCTGCGACTTCACAATGCGTTTCACAAGGGCATCAAACGACTTGACTCGCTCTTTGATTGCTGTCTCGTCCTCGGCTATAACGAAATCAACAATCGCAAGAGATGTGTCACTGCCGTCATCCAGACCGGCTGCCTTGATTTCCTTGATAGCAATCAGGCGGTTTTCCTTTTCGAGAAGTGCCTTCTCGCGTTCGGCGATTTCCTTTTCCTTTTCTGAAAGCTCAAAATTCTTCAATTCGTCCGCGTCCATGTTTGCCTTTTTGAGCGTTTCGATTTCGCCGCGCAGCTTCTTGTTTTCGTTGCCGAGCTTATTGGTCGCACGGTCAACTGCCTTCTGAATCACCTCCTCGATGTTGCTGCCCTTGTTTTCGACTGGCTGCTGTTGTTCTGCCGCAGGCGTGCTTGCTGCCGTGTTGGTATGCTGCTCCGCTGCGGGAGTTCCAGTCGCTGGGGAAGTGATGGTCGTTGCTGCTTCTGCCATGTTGTTTTCCTCCTCGTTTGAGTTCCACATGTTCCCGTCATTGATGTCGGAAACATACAGCCCACATGATATATATGAGTCCACAGGTACGCGCCCACATTCCGAGTTCGCGTCGCTGCGTCCACCAAAGTTTGATGCCCAACCAGAATTGCGCTGGGGCTGCCTGACGTGCGTCAGCAAGCCAAGCAGAGCCGCTTTTACGGGCTACGGCTTATAGGAAAGGAGGGCACCCAATGAAGCCACGGGCTTTCGCCCGTGGTGGTACGGCTGGTAGGAGTCGAACCCACGACACACGGATTATAAGTCCGTTGCGCTACCGTTGCGCCACAGCCGCATAGAAAAGGCACCATTTTCGCGACCTCACGAAAATGATGCCTTGGGTATTACTTGGATTCGAGCGCCGCAACACGCGCTACAAGCGCGTCCAGCGATTCTTTGCTTGCCGCTCCGAGATTCGTCAGCGCATCTGCCGCATTGTCAGCCCCAGTGCCGCCGCTCTCGATAGGGGTTACACCGTATAAGTCCTGTGCAGATACGCGGGGCTTCTCCATCGCCTTCCAAACGCCGCCTGCATAAGTTGCATCATACATCAGGAGCAGCGGTTTGCCTGCGGAATAGAAGGTCGCAAGGCTCGGTGTCGCAGAAGCCACATTGTTGAACGTAAGCGGAAGCCGAATGCCGTGCGCGCCCAACCGATTCACGTTCAGAGTAGGACTTGCTGATGCTGAGTTCCGAGCGGGGCTGATGGTGATTCTCATGCCATGTTTCAGTTCCGTAATGCCCGGAATTGTCACGGTATAAGACACGCCATCCGACGACGCCGCCGTATAAATGGCGTTCGCACGTTGACTGACGTTCTGCCAGAACCGGCGCAGTCCTTCAAGGGTAATGAAGGTCATGCTTCATCCCTCCGATCAGGCGAAGATGGCATCAATTTCTGCATTCGTCGCCGTCTCGATGGCAACAGTGCCGCCCAGCGCATCCCACGCCTCCCCAGTCCATGCGTAGTTGCCGCCGTCCGCCTCGACATTATACACGTCGCCCTCCGCAACGTTTGTGGTGGGTAGCGCGCCAACGTTGGCGACAGAACCCTTGTACTTGTAAACACCAGTAATGTCCGTCTTCTTGACGTAGTCGGCAGCATCCGTCAGCTGAGAGACCTTCGTGGGGATTGTGGGTCTGCCAGTCAGGTCGGAATAGGCGTGAGAATGGGAAGCGAGTGCATATGTCCCATTGTGGTTATGGTCACCGTCCGCTTTTGCGTCCCACGCGGTCTTCTGGGCGGCGGTCACATGGACAGCGTTGTTATTGCTGTGGGTATATGCTGCGTCGTAGTTGCCTTTCAGCGTCGCGGTCAGGTCATTGGTGGAAAGCCCCTTGCCGGAGACCTTGTCTACCTTGCCATTCAGCGCTGTGTCGATGTAGTCCTTCACCTTTGTCCAGAAGCGGGTAAGACCGGTCAGATTAACGAGCTTGCTCATGATTCATTCTCCTTTATGCAAAAATTGCGTCGATGTCGGTGTCGGTCGTCGTGTCCTCAATCATCTCGCGCAACACGCGACCTTGATTCGCGGAAAGGGCAGCAGAAAAATCGTGGCTGTCCAAGTTGTCAATGACTTCAACGTTTTCGCCCATTGCTACTTCCTCCTGCACGGGTACCGAATTCGTTTCATGCTACAACCTCCGATGATGTATTTTCCCTCGCCCTTGATGGGCGCAAGAAACGCGATTAGGTGGTGCTTGCAGCTTCCAGAGCCGCTACACGCTCCAACAATTCATTCAGCTTTACATCGGTACGGCTGTAGCTTTCGTCGGTAATGTTGAGGAACTGGACAACGTTGTTCAGCGGATAGAATACCTGCAAGTGTGAAGTAGGCACTCCGCCGAGCGTCCCCTTGACCACGTTCACAATGATGTCGCTGGTAAATTTCAGATAGCGTCCTGAACCTGCATAAGGCGTGAAAGTTCCATTTAGAACGTAACTGCCGCCTTCCAGATCGCGCAGTACGACTATCTCGTCCGGCGTGTTGCTTTTGCTTTCGATGTACTGAATGGGCATTTTGCCCCATGCAGGCAATCCGTTCTTCACCATCAGAATCTTGCCTTCGTCTTCTTCGGTGATGTCCGGCAGCCTTACAACAGCCATCTCAGCATTCATCCCCTTTCTGATGATTCGGACGATAACATCCAGCATTCTGTTTCCTTCCTTTTGGAAGTCGGGAGATGGTCAGACTTCATACACTGCCCGCAGAACAACGTCTGAGCGGACACCTTGGTTGTTTGCTGCATGACCGACAATCTTGTTGTCATGGACATAAATCATCTTGATAATCCGGCTTTCCGTCGCCACGTCAGACTGATTCGCACCGATGTACCTCGGAACATCGCAATAGAACGACTTGCCAGCCCACGTTCCGCCAGAAGGATTCAATTTCGGGATGATGGTTGTTACGAAATCACCATCATTCGCCGTGCCGGTGCTGGCATCGTAGTCGCTCCACAGCAGCATCCAGCCTGTTCTGCACTCCGACAGCTTCTTAGTTGGCGTGACAGTTTGGCTGGCACTCATATAGTAAACACCGCTCCACAGAAGGTCGGGCAGTCCTTTGTAGAGTGCTCGCCATCCGCGCCATGTTCCAGCGTCGTGATACCCTGCATAAACGGAACCAGACGTGCCGAACGCAAGCACCCATCCATAATTCGTGGTGTTTTCACCAGTCTTGTGGATGATGTAACGGAAGCCCTCCGTGCCGTTCGGCGCATTGGTCGTTCCTGCCGATGTGCCACCTCGTGAATAGGCAGTATACATGCCTGGAGCAAGCGCGGTCAGCTTTGCGACGACATCCTGACCCGTCCACGACACATACACATCGCCATTGTCTTTGGTAATCGTCATATCTTTCGATGTGATGACCTTCGCCCAAGAACTCCAGCCGTAATCGCCGATCTTTGTGCGGGTGTATACCTCGTGGTCGGTTGAGTTGATGCCGCCGTGCCTGAGCCAGAACTGCTTGACCGTCTGCGTCGTCGGGTTGCTCGTCCACGGAACGACAACCAGCCAGCCGTTGGAAGTTCCGGAAGGTCTGTTGACGGGCTGATTCGCAGCGGAGAATGAATAGACCCCTGCAACCGCGTAATCGTTCAGATTGGTGTTCGCCTCTGTCACAGGCGTAGTGCCGTGAACATGTGCTGCCGATGCAAATGCAGAAGCATGTTTCCCATCCAACGTGTCTGCATTGCCACCGTTTGCAGGGAGGGAAGCAGGAATACTCGGAATGGTGGGCTTATTGGTCAGGTCATTGTAGCTGTGCGTGTGACCAGAAGCGGCATACCCCGTATGCGTGTGGTTTGTGGCTGCATAGCCGCTGTGCGTATGACTGGCTGCTGCGTATTCCGTGTGCGTATGGTTCGCGGCAGCGAAACCAGCGTGCGTGTGGCTCTTGGGAGCATAGTCAGTATGCGAATGTCCCGCCGCTGCGAACTCCGCAGCATGTTTTCCATCTACTGTGTCGGCGTTACCACCGTTCGCCGGAAGCGACGAAGGGATGGTGGGAATCGTTGGTTTATTCGTCAGGTCGTTGTAACTGTGACTGTGATTCGCCGCCGCGTAACCCGTGTGAGTATGGTCAGCGTCAGCTTTGCCCGTTTCCAGTGTTTCAATGTCACTTTCGATGGCATCAAGGTCATCAGTCAAGCAACGGTTTCTGCTCGTATCTCGCCAGATTTCGTTCGTCGAGTAAGTAGGGGAGAAGTTGGGATTCGCCATACTGTCTACCTCCATAGACGGTCGAAAAGGAAACATACAAAAAGGACTGAATGAATTCAGCCCTTTATTTCCAACAGAAAAGCGCTCCGCATCTCTGCAAAGCGCTAATGTATGTTATTCAGGCTGGTAAAGCTCACACTTGCCACCTTCCCAGAGAACTTCATCCGGTTTATTCTCGAAAGCATGGCATGTGCAAAACTTATACCTTTCAACCTTCTCGCCTCTCACCTCAATGGTGCTGAGCCGAAATTTGCAATTTCTACACTGGATGTCACTATCAGGTTCCCGTGTGCGGAAGACTTCGTCTCTGTCCATGACAATGCCCCTCCCATAAATGGATAATATATTCTACCACGTTTCCGCGATAATTGCAACTCCGTTACTGACCAACAATGTCAACATCAACATAAATCCGGCTTCCGGACTTTTTAACCTTAGTGATTCTAAATTTCGTGCCTCTTTGCAGTATAACCTCGAACTCACTACCGAAACTGCTCTGCCCTGTCTTACCATCCCAGTTTAGTTCTGCTCCGCTCCCGTATTTTGAAAACGGTTCAGCATAGATCATCTTTGTACCCTTTGGCGCATAGATGTTAAGAATCAAGCGACCGGAGAATCCGCTGCCCTTTGCCGCTGCCGTAGAAACAAACGCATCATCCGTTATACCTTTGTTAAGAAGTTTCAGTTTCAGTTCATCTTCGGAGTAATCTAACATTTTTTCCGGGATACCAAGGAATGCGGCTGCACCAGAATCACTTTCAATACCACGCTGAAGCCAGATGTCGAAATCGTACTTGCTCTTGTTGATGAGGTTTGTCAATTGCTTAATGCCTTCGCCGTTTCCCTCATTGTTAAGGTCAACGTTGCCCGCCCCTTTGAAGTTGTGCCAAGAGCCATCATAGCCGCGCAGAGGGCGGTTAAAAGAACCGCTCCCAGCTGTATACTCGAATGCAGCCTTGCGTTCTTCCGCCCGTGCAGCTTGCCATACAGCACCGGTATCAGGGCGCAGCACCTTATCCGCACGAGGCTTTGCGTCGGCACCAGTGAACCAGTACGCCTTGTCCTTTCGTTCCTTGGAGAATTTATCATCCAGTTCAAGTCCGTATCGCTTCTTGATTTTAGCAAGTTCATCAGCTTTATCGTTCAGGAGTTTCTCCAGCCTCTTAATCTCCGAAGGATCACCAGAGGGGACTGCAGCAAGACTTTCGAGCTTCTTCTTGAACGCGGTTTTGGTAGATGAGAAGTATGTGCTACCATCAACAAGACCCTTGATTGTGGAATCAGCGTACTTTTTCAGAATGGCGTCAAGTTCACCATCATCTGAATTAGGAAGGATGACCTTCAACGCATCTTTGAGCTGCTTCTGGTCATAGTTTTTGACTTTTGTGCCCATTGAGACCTTTTTCATGACTGGCGATTTGAGATTCGTTATTTTTTTCGTCAGGTCGTCAATGTCTTCCTGCATTTTCTTCGGGTCAATGCCGCGAACCTTCATCAACTCAAGTCTTGTGGCTTTGAGATTATCCGAAACACTATCCAATGACTTCTCAATCGTTGTGAGCTTGTCCTTTGCGAGTGCGTATTTTTTTCCCGTTTTCTCAAATTCATCGCAAAGTGCCAGCATGTCCGTCTTGCTGTTTGCTTGAAAATATGCTTTCTTTGCAGGGAGGCGCTCTTTCAGTGCTTCATAATCCTTCGCAGAGACCGGATTCTTCCAGATGTTCGCAAACTGTTTTGAATCAAGCTGCTGCATTTCATTTTCAACGGCATTGTAGTCCGCTTTCAGCTTACCTTGTTCGCCAATCAGCGTCATTTCTTTTTTGAGCGTCTGCTCTTCCAATACGGCAGGCGACCCTGGAAAATGTTTTCCCGTCTTTGCAAAAAACTCCGCATCGTTCATCATCTCATAGGACACATAGCACCGGCAGTTGATGTCATGCCCAGCAATGCCGCTCTGACCCGGCGCATCGGCTTTGTTGCCATCGAGAAGGTCGAACGGTTCATCAGCGAGCACCGTCTGCCCTTCCAGCTTCATGTGGTTTGCGCCATTGCCCATCTTGGTAGACCAGCCCTTTTTCCCCCTCCGGCGGCGTTGTGGGCGCACACGCTCGTCCTTCATGGTATGCCACGTCTTGCACATGCGCATTCCCGTTGTGCCGTTCTGTAGTTCCTTATCTACAGATTCAGCAGCATCCTTGTTTCCTGCTTCTCGGACGCGGTGTGCTTCCGTGCGGGCAATCCGCATGGCGTTCTTATATAAGCCGTTCTCTTTATCCAGTGCGACATTGATTTTCTGGGCAATCGTGGCGTACCGGTCGCCGTTCATCAGTCCGACTGCAACTGCCTGCTTGATGTCGTACACGATGTCCCGGTGGTTCTTTTCGAGCGCGACTTCCATGATTGGATTCTTGACTACCTTCCTGATCTGCTCTGGTGTGATTGCCAAAGCATCGGCAAACGTTTCGTCAAGACCAGCACCTGCCATGACTTTATCAACGCCCTCAATCATGCTCTTGTAGCTCAGCTCGTAAGTATCGTTTACAAGTTGGTGCAACTCCTTTGCCACTTTGGGCGTAGCAACGGATACGCGCTTCTCGATTTCTTCAAGGAAGCGGGCATCATAGCTTGCCTTTTGTAGATCGGAAAAGGACAGAGAGCCATCGCCTGCCGCATACTTTTCATGTACATCAGCAATGTATGATTTCAGGTCTTTGAGCAGCTTCCTGAACTCCTTGCGAATGGCTTCTTCTGCCCCTTCCTCCCGATGCTCGGCAATACGGCGTGCCTGCGCCAGATAGTAGTCAAGGTCTTTCGCCACGCCGTATCACCTCCAAACAATTATGATTCCTCGTTATCAATGCTACATAGATAAGCTACTCACTGCCGCCGTAGACGCAATTGCTTCCTCCAAGCGCTTAATCACAAGGATGGCATCGCGCTGATACGTCACCGTCGCGCCAGCGCCATCACTCACGCTGATGGTAGTCGTCGGGGCATAGGTGGTCAGCGCCGTGTACGCGGTGATTTCAGCGGCGGAAAGAGCGGTTTCGACGGGGGAGGCAAGTGCTGACCAGACATAAACGTCATTCGCGTCGAGGAATGCTTTGAAGTCGGAAACGGTCGTCGTACCCTTTTCCGTGTAAGCGAAACCGATGTTTCCGAGGTTTGCGCCAATACCGCCTACTACTTCAGCGTCTGTAGAAAAACTGAAATGCGTGCAGAGTATTCCTGCCATGTCGATGCCTTTGAACGACGCGAAATAGCGGTCAACCCGCGTCGAATTCGCTGTCTGCCAATTCATCGAGGATGTCAGCTTGATTTTCGTGATGCGCTGCACGCGCACCCCGCGTGCTAAATCCACCTCATCGCAAACCCACTGCTGCCCGTTCTCGTCCGTGTAGTTCCCGCCGGATGTGACCGGGATGCCCGGCAGCGCGTTCGGCGTTTGCAGCGTCAGCGTCTGCGATTCGTTCGCGCCATCCGACACCGTGACCGTCACCGTTCTGCCGTCACCCGCGCTGACAATCGGTACGGGCGCGGTCGGGGTCGGCACGCCGTTCTGCGTGCTTTTGCCCCAGACGCGCAATCCCATCAGGGGAGCGGCGAGCGCGTCCGAGACAGACACAGACGTACCAGATGCGCTTCCGACAAGTTGTCCGCTCATACTGCCGCCGTTTCTGCAGGCTTCCAAACGCTTGTTGATTTTGGAAAGTTTTGCTTCAAGCGTTTCACCGTCATCATCCATGACCGCCTTAGGATGCGTAACAGGCATAATCTGCTGCCCGTTCTGATACAGTGTTTTTATTTTTGCCATGCCGCTCACCTCCTCACACTTCCGCAAAAATGTTGTTCAGCGCATCAACGGCGGCATCGTCAATGCACTGGTTGTAGATGCGCACATCCATGATGGTACCCTTGACCATGCCCCATCCGCTGCCCCAGCCACCGATGTAGAGCGGGTCGTCGCCGTTGCCCGCCTGCGGATAGCCGAGCTTGTTGTTGTAGAGCTTGTTGTTGTCCAGATAGAATGTATAGTCGCCGTCGTTTTTGGTGATGACGAACGTGTGGTAGCCGTTGTCGTACAGCGTCAGCCCCATCTGTTCGGTGCTGATGGCGAAGCCGCCGCTGTTGCACATGACATTGCATTCGGGATACTGCGTGCCGCTGTCCAGCGTGGCGATTTTCAGCTGCGTTTTGCTGGTCTCCACCTCGCAGAACATCAGCGTGCCCCACTGCGTCGCATCTGCCGCGGTCAGCCCGTCGGCGAACTTGACCGCAATCGTCCACGTCGTCGCGCCCTCCGCGAAGGGCTTGAAGCCCGTATTGATAGCCAAACTGCCGCTGATGAGGTTCTTGGGTGATTTCAGCTTGTACGCCCATTTGCCAATCTCGTCACTGTCCACCACGGGCGTAACCGGGGTGTCGGGGGTATCCGTGCCGCCGCTGCTCGTCGTCTTGTTCAGCACGCGCGGCGCGACATATTCCCAGATAATCTTGCCAATCGCCATGTAGCCATAGAAACTGTAGTGGCAGCCGTCCCCGCTGTCCAGCACTGTTGGCACGCCGTTCTTCTTCGTGCCGTCCCACTGCGACGTTTCCGCGTACAGCAAGCCGCGGTCGCAAAGCTGCGGCAGCAGGTCAATCAGATGCCCCGCGAACGTCTCCTTCAGCACCGCAATTTCTTCCGCCTCGTTCTGCGTGTATCCCTTGCGTTCCCGCGCATAGACAATCAGATAGTCAGCGGGGGAAACGTAATCGACGCACTTTTGCAGCTGCTCCACATAATCGCTAAAGTCGAGATTTGAGTGCTGCGCGTCCGATCCGTATCCGCCGTTCGCGCCCATCCAGAAAATGTGCAGCCCGTTGCCCTTGTAGTGCTTCGCGCCGTAGGTAGTCAACTTCGTGTCCTCCGCCACGGTTAGCGCGTCGCCATCCTCCAGCCGCCGGATACGGATGTTCTGTCCATCCGTCGTATCACTGGCATAATCGCGGAAAAGCACACACGGCACATCATTCACATAGCAAGGGTTAATTCCGCAATCGCCGTATTTCAGCAGATGGGCGGTTCTGCCGCTTTCCAGCGACATACCGTTGGTGGTGTTGCCCACAACGACGCTTTCCGAGGAGCTTGCCGGAATCGTGCAGGCGGGCAGCAGAATCGCATCCGCGCCCATTCGCGCCATAATGGTAGGCACATTATCAGACAGAATGCCGAGGTTGACGGCATTGCAGCGCTCTGCAAGCACCTGCGGGTAGCTGATAAGATGCCAGCCGTTGACGTTGCCGCCAATGCCTTGGGTCAGGCTGTCGCCCCAGCAGTAGACGGTCAGCCCCTTGCCGCCGTTCTGCTGAATCTGCGCAAGAATATTGTTTCCCTTGTCCTCAATGGATTTCAGGATGGATTCTACGGAAGACTGGACATCTTCGGTATCTGCCGGGTCTTCGGCGGTAATCATGCTGGTTTCGAGCTTTGCAATGCCGTCCTCCATGTGATTCAGCTGTTCAGCCTTTAGGGTATTTCCATCCTTAAAATTCTGTTTTTCATACGCCATATCATTATCCTCCATAAGTACATTCATCATGCCAGCACAGATACATCAAGAACAGCAAAGCCAAGGATTGCTGTTTTATCATCTGACGTGCTCGTACCTTTACTTCCAAAGCGATTGATGACCAAGCCATCTTTCTTTATCATCACAAGTACATCAAGATTCATTATTCCTCCTCGCCATCAGTAAGTGATGGAATCTGTATATCAGTCTTTTCTTCTTCGATCTGCTGCATCACCCAGTCAACATCATCGACGCAGGAGAGGGCAACGTCGAAGGCAACACGCTTTGGCAGACCGGCAGCAATAAGAGCCTGCACCGCCTGTGCCTCGCTAAGAAGGTCGAGCGGGAAGTTGCGCTTGAAGCTCATGACGCATTGCAGCGGGTCAATCTTGATTGTTTTCTTCGCCCAGCACTTTGCCAGCAGCGTGAACATGTACGTCCCCGCCGACATCATCTTTGCCTCAAACATGCCACACTTTGTCTCAAGCCCTGTCAGCTTGAACTTCAGGCTGATTCCGCTTGCTGTGCCAAACGCTTCATCTTCCATGTTAGGAGTTTTGGAGAATCGGTAGATGTTATCTTCCAGCCGGTCAAGGTGGTGCTCAATAAAGCCGTCGTTGATGTCCTTTGTCAGAAAGTACACCTTGCCCTTGCCGTCAGGCGAGAAGAACTGTATTGCTCCGCTGACCTGCGACTTTCTCGCTTCTTCCTCGTCCACATCGACATTCTCATACACCATATATGCGTTTGCGAACGCATCAGCTTCGTTCGAGTTGTCGGAGAGCGCACGGTCGTATGCGTCAATCAGCGTCAGAACCTTCTCTGCGTCTCCCTTCATTTCAAGGTTGTTTGGGATTCCTTGGAGCGGGCATCCGTCAAAAAGGTTCACTTCCTGCCGGATGAGCGTCAAACTGCTCACGCTGGTACCCTCGTAGTAGTAGATTCTGTTGCTGTCGTAATACTCTGCCTTGACAATATCATTGTCGTTGATGTTCTTGATGGTGTAGTAGCGCACCCCGAATGTCGGCTGCGTGATGTCGCGCGTCTTGGAGAGGATAATGCACTCATTCGGAGGCACGACCATCACCCGCTCGTTGCCGTCCTCGTCTATGTAGAAAAGCCGCCCAGCATAGCCACAAATGGCTGCAAACTTCGTGCATTCCATGTCAATGTCAAACATGTTGGAGCGCGTCACAAAGTCCGTGATTGCCTTGCTTGCCGCGTCGCGGGCTGCTTTCTGTTCACTCTTGCTGTCGCCAGCTTCGCCGGTGTCCTCCATGCTTTCTTCGGTATCGCTGTAGCTGTAGCCGATAGGGTTTCCAGCAAAGTAGCCTGTCTTGAAGTCCACAATCTCGGAAAAAAAGTCGTTGTTGAGCTTGTGGTTGATTGCATCTTCGCCATCACTAAAGCGCGGCTCGCGGTCAAATATCGGAACGCCTTCTGCCAGCGCTTCATATCGTTCAATCAGGCTCTTGTTATATTCAGCGTTATACCGGTGCTTCCTGATGATGCGCCGCAGCAGCTCGTCCGTAATGCCGCCTGTATCCAGTGCTTCTACCTCGGCTGTGTAATCCGGGTATTTCTGCTTTTTGCACCTGACCGGGCTTTTCTTCAACAAAGTATCTCTCATTTGCCGCCCTTCTTCCTGTTCAGCACCTTTGGTAGTGCCTTGTCAAGCATCACCTTGCCGTCAAACAGGCTGACAGTCAGCCCACAGCGCGGACACACGCGCAGACTGCCTGCTGTTTTCCATATATGTTTGCACATTATCTCAACCTCCTGACCGCCTTAACGATACCCTTCGCCATTTCTTCTTCCAGCGAGTAACGGGTAGCGTCAATTGTGTGGTTATCTCTATCGGGATAGGATGGTAAAAAGTCGCCGTTCTTGTCGGTTTCGTATTCGTAAGCTGAGAACTCCTTGGCGATATTGGGTGTGCGCTTCGGGTCGATGACGATTTCGGCGAGGCTTTGTAGCCAGCGCATACCATGCTCAACACTGCCTGCCCCTTTCTTCACGCCAATCGCAAGCACACCGCTTGAACACAGCTCCGAAATCATTCGTGGGTCTGCGCTGTCGCAACGAATAACATCACGACCTGCACGCTTACCAACCTCACCAGAAAGTCTGCTCATTGAGTTGCCAGAGCCATAGAACTCATCGACCGCGAGAATCTTCCGTAGCCTTGCATCATACGTCCAGCGCACATAGGCATCCGGATCGACCGCAAAGCCGAAGTCGAGACCGTTATAACGCCGTCCGTATCTATCAAGCTCATCGTCCGGAATTGCACGGATCACGAGATTGGTAAAGACCTGACCGCCAGTGCCGGTCACTTCGCCCAGGTACATATGGCGATAGGCGCGTTCATTTGCCTTTCTGAGGGCTTCCGCTTCGGCAATGAACTCTTTGCCCAGCCACTCCGGAGGCGCGCCCAGATAGGTGCTGTGGTGCACCAGACGGGTTGCTTTGGGGATGAGTGCTTCTTTGTTCACCCAGTTGCGAGCAGTCTGCGGCGGATTGTAACTGTAAAAGGTATAAGAGTGGTCGCCGCCTCGGATGATAGATGCTTTGATAGTGCGAATATCATCCATCCCCGCGAACTCCGCAAGCTCCTCGAACCACAGAATGCCGAAGTAACCGAAGGAAATCTTAATCGACTTGGATTTCATCGGGTCATCTGCGCCTCTGAAAATAATGCGCTGTCCGGTTTCCTTGTAGCGGATTTCAAGCGGCGAAACACGATACTGGAACTGTTCGTGCAGCCCAAGCATGTCAATTGCCCAGATAATCTGCTCATAGACTGATTCTCGCAGCGTATTGCCAACGCGCCTGTAGATTATCGCGTGCATCAGCGGGTTCTGAATCAGCAGCAGGATTACTTCTATGGAGATGAACGAGGATTTCAGCGAGCCGCGCCCACCATCAAGCCAATATTCGCTGTGCCCTCCGTGCTTGATGTCGCGATGAACAGGGATGAACGGCTTTGCAATAAGGCTCGAAAGCCGTACTTCGCTCACTCGTCATCATCTCCGAAATCGTCGATGATTGTCACACCGACGTTTGACTTGACTTCCGTGTCTGTCTTTGTCGTGTACCCGTAGTGAGACATCCAAAGACCGGCGAGGCGTGAGTCAATCGTGCCGTTTTCAAACTTCTCTCGTGCATCAATCTCGCAGTCCTGTTTCATACGCGCGATGACCAACTCAAGTTTTTCATCCTTATTGTATAAATCGTAAAATGCTGCCTCAGTCATGCCGACGTAAGCGCAGAAGCCTTTGATTGTGTAGGTGATGGGGTGGGGAACTTCTTGTGTAACAAATACACCGTTTCTCGGTGAAAATGCCGTTGTGGCAACGGTCTTGCTGTCACAGTACGCTTTGTATTCTCCCCATGCCTTTTCAAGCGCAGCTGCACTGCCGAATTTTCTTGCTCGTCCCACATCATCACCCTCTTTCTACTGAAAACGCTGCAAGTCAGCCCATCGGAAGTCGTTGTCGAACACATCAGGAATAGCCTTGATGTTTCCCTTGTAGAAAATCAGCACGTTCTGGTGTACTTTCACCGTTTTTCGGCGCGAGCCAAAAACCAAGCTCGCCCTCATTGGCGCTGTCCCGTACTGTTCGAGCAGGATGCTCTCGTTATACAGGCAAAGGTCATTCTCTCTGAAAAGGCGCTTCGTTGTGCTTACGAAGTCCCTATACGCGCCTTTACTGTCCCGAATGTCACCAACCACAAACACGGCGAACCGATTTTCTTTCAGCTTCCGGCATGACAGGGAAATAATGTCGCTGTATGCTTCCAGAAAATCGGAATAATTCATGTTGGAGAGGTCGAGCGGATGGTCGCTGTATTTCTCCAAGTTGTGGTATGGAGGACACGAAAAAACCAGATCGGCACTTCCGTCTGGTATGTATTGGTCTGCATTTCTACTGTCGTCGCAGTGCCATGCCGGAGTCACACCCAGCTTGTCTGCGTTCATCTGGTTCGCATCCACCTGCTCCTGCGAGAGGTCAATGCCTATATAATGCCGTTCCAGCATTTCAGCAACAACCCCGCGAACAGAACCGCCTGCAAATGGGTCATACACGATTCCGCCCTTTGGCGAGAACCAGTTGTATATGACCTCGCACAGAACAGGATCAAAAATGCTCGTTCCGGTAAGGCTCATGCCGTGCTTTTGCGCAAGCTCCAGCATTCCGTTTCCAAGCAGAGCATTATCGCGCCCAACTTCGCTTTGTAGACCGATTGCTTTCCATTCGCGCTTCCGATCCTGCCAATAGCCTTGTTTGCTATCGAATACAGAAAACGGTGGGTACGAGGTAGCGCTCGTGCAACTTACCCATGTCACCACATCCTTTTCGCATAGTATCTTTACCGCGCAGCTCCCGCCTTCTGCGCACCCCACGCCGCAAGTGTGGCAGAAGCCAGCAGCGTCCCCCTATTTATTGCATAAAAAATGCCCGACGAGATAACCCGTCAGGCTGTAAATATCCACTTGCAGTATAGCACCGATGCAATATGAAATACTATGAAATATGGGCTGAATCTCAGAAAAAATTTTCTGAAAGTGGTAGCATATTATCGCTTATCGACAAACAGGCAAGCAAGGCACACCATCGCCGCCAGCAGTAGAATCACACTCACGTCTTTTTTGCCTCCATTTTCTCGATACGGTCGAACGGCTCGTCGAAGTTGAGCGCCAGTCCGATTTCGTCGTAGACCTGATCTATCGCTCCTTGGATGGTCAACTGCCCGCCGGGTGACATTTCCGCGTCGAGGGCAGAAAGCACCTTGTGGCAGCGCCCTTGCCCGAAGCCATAGTCCCGGTGGAGGACAAGACAGACTGCCGCGTATGCCATCTTGAAGGTGGATGTCGCGCCGTCTCGGAAGCCCTCGCGGTACACGTCCTCGTCGAATTGTGCCTGCGTCTTGGGTTGGTTCTTCTGCGCCCGACGCTGCTGCCTGTTCATGTGTTCACCTCCGCGTTCAGCCATTTTCCGATGCAGACGGCGCACCTGTCGCGGCTTGCCGTCCCGTCCTGGTCTGCGCACAGCGGGTGCGCGTGTCCGTAGCTTATCAAGCTGTATGCGCTCATGTATGGGCAGCGGATGAGATGGTCAATTGTTTCTTTCAGGGTGTCGCCGCCGTCATCTATCGCGCTATTCAGCGCAGCAACCAGCACGTCTTTGTTCTTCATGCTTTATCCTCCTCCCACATACTGATTTGTCCGTCAAGCGGCTCAACGTCCGCCTTCCGTTTGGCATGTTTCAACCTTTCAAACAGCGGTGTGTCTCCTTTGCGTGCCGGATGCCCATACATCCCGCAAGCCGTCCAACTTTTCGCCCAATCACTCGCCGCATACCCGCTTGCACCGTATGCCGCGCACTTGTACCGCGTGCAGCTTGATGTTGCGTAGGCACAGAGATTCGAGCAGTCCGCGCACCTATGCGCAGTGTCTTGCCCGTATTCGCGGTGCATAGCCGTTATTTTTCGGGCAGCCATCAGCATTCCTCCCACGGCGTTTCCCGCATTTCTTCCGGCGTGGGCTTCCGTTCCCAGCAGCGCCACGTCTCGCCGTAGGTGTAATCGGCGTACCATGCACGTCCGCCGTCGAAATATATGCGGTGGCTTTTACTTTCCCAGTACGTTACCATTCGCGCATGTACGCACGGCTCGTCGTCTCCGTTGTTATCTTCAATCCACACGAGCGTTCCTGCGCTTACCGCAAGTTCTGCAAGGGACAGCACACGGTTTTTGTACTCATTCATCTTCCTTCGTCCTCCCACGGCGTGTTTTCCCGCTCGTTTTTCGTCGGCTTGCGCCGCCAGCACCGCCAAAGGCTTCCATAGTCTTTCTCGTTTTGTTTACCCCCACCGCCAATGCCAGAAAATTCGAACAATATTTTCGAGCCATCCATCTCCAAGTCGGTAACGATGGCATATCCTTCATAGTCCTCTCTATATTCCAAATACATCACAGTTTCCTGCTCTGTGTTGTAGTCGTCACATGCAGTTATCAACACTTCATCCAGCGTCAGCACCCGGTTTTGTCCTTGCCAGCGCGACATTGCTGCTATGTAAGCACCGACTTTCGTGTGCTTCGCAGGGCTGTGGATGCCACACAACGGAGTATTGCATTGGTACCAGTACATTCTTTCTTCGTCCGCGAACAGTCCGAACAGCACGTCCTCGTTGTCCTCCAAGCGCATTTCCGCGTCGCAGTACGGACAGCGCGGAGCTTGTTTCTTTTCATTATTCATCCTCTTCATCCTCCTTTGGCGCTTCCGGGTATGGCATCCAGTGCGTGATGCAACTCGCGCCGTAAACCTCGGTATAGTACGGGCAGCCCCTGCAATCTTCATCGCGTGCGCATGTTTCCAGCCCTCTTTTGATTTCATTAGGCGTTTTCAGCATCGGTCACACCTCTTTTTTTCCAATCCCTGTTTTACTTGTTGCAAAATCTGGCTTTTCGCAGCGTTCAAACTTAATCACCCACACCCAGCAGTGCATATACATGTCGAGTTCTGGAAGCACTTCCGTTACCCGCAGAAAGATGCGAGCTGCTTCCTTCGGCATGTGGTTTGATGGTTCCCAAGGAGAAATCTCCCATGGGTCATCATATTCCGTTCCTGTCGGTCTCTTGTTCCCGTTCGGATTGGTTGCTCGATATGCGTAAACAGTTGCTCCATGCGGCAAATAGTACGCACACCATGTTTCCCGAACCCACAGGATGTCGCCGACAGCATATGGGGCTTTTATCGTTTGATAGGCATCGAACAATCCTCCACCCGGTAGCGCACCACCATAGAGAAAATCCCATTGTTCGTAGGTCTCATCTCCAGAAGGCTCTGCGCGATAAGCGCGAAGCCCATCAAGCCCTTTGACAATTCTTCGCTCCTGCGTTTTTCTCCCCTTGAGAATCGCTTGTACCCTTGCTGTGTTGAACGAAATAGGCTTAATGCTCATTGTGTTTCACCTCCCACGGCATAGCCTCCATTTCTTCACGCGTCGGCTCTCTTAACCAGCAGCGCCACGTTGAAAGATATTCGTTAGCATCGTACCATGTTCGCCCAGAATTGAAATAGATTCTATGACTTTCATATTCTTGGCGCGTCACAGTCCGTGTGCGATAGCACAAATCACCATCTTCATCGTAATCTTCCAAACACACAGGCTCTCCAACTCTACTATCAATCTCCGCAAGAGACAGCACACGATTTGCACCGTTATACCGCCGCAACGCAGCTTTATAAGCAGCTTCTCTGGTTTCACAAGTCGGAGCCATTGCCGCGCACGTCGCACAGCGCCAGTAGATAATCCAATCAAGAGGTTCGCGCATTTCCATTTCTCCGCCGCAGTAGGGACAACGCGGCGTTCTTCTTTTCTTATTCATCATCTTTTTCCTCCCACGGCGTTTCCCGCATTTCTTCCGGCGTGGGCTTCCGCAGCCAGCAGCGCCACGTTTTCCCGTAGTCCGACTTTAATTCGTAAATCTTTTTTTCGCCAGCCGGAAGCACGAGAATTACCCATGCGCTGGTCGCATACCATGCGCAGTATTGCAGCGCATATTTTTCGTCATATTTCCGCTCTATCCATATAAATGACCAATCCTCTTTTTCTGCGTCTGCGGTGACTTCGTCCAGCGTCAAGACTCTGTTTCCCAGTGTCTGTTGCAGCTTCTTCACTTCGCCCAGTAGCGTTTCCAGCGGCACGGTTTCCATCGGGTGCGTCTTTCTGATGCCAAGTGCATCCGACAGCGCGTCACACGTTCCGAGAACAGCAAGTGTCCACTCCACTGCCCGCTGGTAGGCAAGCGCCCTACCACGCGCAGCAGGCGTGTCCACGTCGCACTCAGTGCAGGAGTACCAGTAATCGAGTGTCTTTCCGTTTTTCAGCTCCATGCTGCGTCCACAGTAGGGGCATTTCAGCTTTTTTTCCATCACTCATCCTCCATTACCTTTGCAAAGACAGCCAGTGCCTTTTTGTGCAGATGGCACACGTTTCGCCATGTACAGTTCATTTCACACGCGATTTGCTCAACCGTCTCAAAGAGGATATACTTGCGGAAAAGCACAGTATAATATCTCCTATTGGTCAGCTTGTCCAGCTTTGCGGTTACTTCTCTTTTTTTATCCACCAACTGGTCTATGTCGCCATTGATTTCCGCTTTGAGGTCGATGATTCTTGCAATCGTGTCTGCCATTCGGTCTTGCGTTCCACCGCCACCATGCGCAACATCGTCTCGCAGAACAGGCGTGATGCGCGTCGCCATGTCTTGCAACCGCGCCACGTCCGCCAGCTTGCAGTTAATGCGCTCGTCTATGGTGCGCACTTGCTGCAGATATTCTTTCGCTGTCATCTGTTCACCCCCTCTTGGACCTATCCCACAGGTCGTAGTACATGCGCTTATACGGCAGCACTTCTTCCTTCTCACGCTGCCTCGCAAGCTCGCTCTCATGTAGTTGTTTCCGCAGCTTCTCGTTTTCCGCTTTCAGGGCATGTACTTCTTTCTGCCCTTCACCCGCGCCTCCAGCAAAGCCCATCGCCTCTTGCACGCGCTGCCGGATGTAGCCGTATTCATCGTCGTGCATCCGCTTGATAAAGCCGCCGATATTCTGCCGCAGGGTGTACGTCAGGAATTTCGGATTGCACCACCGCTTGGCACGGCTGACCACCTCAATGCAGCCCGCCTTTTCTTCATCCAGCAGCGTCAGCACGGTGCATACTTTCCCGTGGTCTTTGAGGATAAGCACCTCCTTCCCGGTTGCCGTCGTCCAGATTTCGCCGGGGTAAACCATGTTCTTCATGGCTTGCGCCGCCGTCGGGTCGATGTATCCGCTGCCGTTGCGCAGCATATCGTTATCCATGATGCTTCCTCCATTCCTTTTATAGTTCCGTTATGCCGTTCATCCGCCAGTTTTTTTTCGGGTCACGGCGCAGGCTGATGCAATGCCCGCCCGGTTTCGACTTTTCCGCGATGCGTCCGGCAATGGCTTCGTCGATTTCGTTCAGGTCGTCCAGCGTCCTTTCGCTGCTGATGATGGTCGCTTTCCCGGTATTGTAGCGATAATTGAGGATTTCAAAGGCGGCGTTGATGTCCGCAGCCGTCGGCGGCTTCACCTTCCCGAAATCGTCCTTGCCGCCCTTGAAAAGGTCGTCTATGTATAGCACATCCGTCAGCTTCAGCTCGTCCATTGCCTGCTTGTACAGGTCAGGCTCGTTGACAATCGCCTTGATTCGGGCGATTTCGTCGCGCCAGAGCATATACTTGACGCTCATGCACCTCTTGATACACTGGACAGCGATTGCCGTGCAGATGTGCGTTTTTCCCGCACCGGACTGCCCACCGATGAAAAACCATCCGCCGCCGCCGACCGTTTCGAGGTAGTCCTCTGCTTTTGCCTTAATTGTCTTCTGCCATTCGTCCTTTGCTTCATAGGTGGCGAAAGAGTACTTCTTGACCACATCTTTCAGCCCAGATCGTGCCAGCCGCCGAATTGCACCACGCGCCTTGTTGCACTTGCAAAGATAGAGCGTTTCGTGCCAGTAGCCGAAATTTCCGTTGTATTCCAGCTTTGCAATAAAGCCCTTGTTTTTGCACACGCGGCAGTCGTAGCCGTCTTGCAGGTTGAGTTCGCCTTCCTCCGCATTGTAGGTGTCCACCTTGCTTTGCTCGTGTTCCTTCTGCGACATGGGCATTGCGCCCATGCCGTCAAAGGATTGTTCCGAAAGCCCCTGCATCGTAAGCAGGCTTTTCAGGCTTTCCATTCGTGCCACCTCCGTCTCTGTTTCGTTCCCATGTCCGGACTGCTGCTTTCCAGTCCTTCATGCGGTTCTTTCCAATCATCCAGCCCCGCGCCTCGTAGTAGTCCACAAAGTGCTGCGCATCAATGCCGTTGTTGCGCTCTTCGCAGTAAGCAGCTACATCGTCAACTTCGGGAGGCGTGAAACGTTTACTGCGTTTCGGCTTGGTGGGTTGTTCCCCCGCTTCGTCAGAAGCGGACAATATACTATTCTTTTCTTCTTCTCTTTCTATATCTTCTTCTTTATCTTTATCTGCATTATTATTTTTGTTCTCCGTAGAATCTACCGTAGAATCTACATAATTTTCAGCCGCCGCCGCAATCGTCTTTTGCTTTTCTCTCCACCGTGCTTGTGCAAGACGCTTGCTTTCTCGGATTTTCTCCATGCCTTCAATGTTCTGATGGTCTTCCCACCCCGGCAGGTTTAAGAATCCGTTTGCCGTAGTTGATACCATGCCGAGACGTTCCAGCGCTTGCAAGGCAAGTGTGACGGTGGCTTCCTCAAAGTCCAGTTCGTCGGCAAGCATTTTCGGCGTGTAGGGGATGTTCTCTGTCAAGAAAATCATGCCCCCGGAATTGCAGCGCCCCGCCATCGTCAAGAGCATCACCCAGATCAGGACGATGTTGTTCCCGTCGGGGAGCTTCCGCAAGTGCTTGATTTTCCGATTGTCGAACATATCCGTCGTGATTTTAATCCACTTAACGTCTGCCAAGGGAATCACCTCCTTCCGTATCTCTGAAAATGACGTTATTCTGGTCTGCTTTTAGCAGAAGCGCCTTCCGCACCTGCCGGGAAAGCCTGTCCGCATGTGCCGCGCATTCTTTCCCGCAGATAGGGCGGTTATAGCACTTTGCACAATCGCCGCCTGTCCGCCATTGTTGATTGGGCTTCTCGGTCATCCGTCATCGCCGCCCTTGTCGATGCTGTACCGCAGGACGTTGCAGTCCTCCCCGAAGCGGTTCTTGACCTTCATCCAGTCCCGCTTGATGGGGACACCCGCCTTCTTCAGCTCGGAAATCCGGCTTGCAAGACGGAGGACACCGAGGTCAAGTATCGCGTCCAGCGTCGTGATGCTCCCGTGCCTGCGCATGTAGTCAAGTACTTGCTCCGTCTGCTTCGGGCGCTTGTGCGTCTCGTTCACCCGTTATCACCTCCGAATAGGGCAATGTCTCAATCCACTTGCAGAAATCGCGCCACTCGTCGAGCTTGTGTTCTTTGCGGTACTGGTAGATGTTCGCAAGCACCGCATAATTCAGCAGCACCGTCCGCCGCTGGTTGTAGGACGAAGGCAGAAGCTGAATCATCTGCCACCAATAATCTTTCGGATGAACCAAATGTTTTTGTTGACACTTTTCCCACAAATACATCTCTCGCGCGTCATTGAGCATCCGAATAGTTTCTTGCAGGCTATTGAGATACACTGATTCGAGGTGTTCATGGCTGAAATCATCCAGCGTAAATTCTTTTGCGTGAATCTTGTGCATCGTGCTGCAAGAGTTCGCCGCCGTCCCCACCTTGTAGGTATCATATTCCTTCCACCAATACAGCGGCGCGACAATATCCGCCGTGACTGTGATAAAGCGCAGATACTTCCGATGCGACGTTCCAGCCGCCGACAGCTTGCGCATCAGCACAAAGTCGTTCTTGCCGACGCAATAGCCGTACTTGCCATCGTTGCAGTCTTTGCACGGCTCGTTGTCGTTCTCGACCATCTGGCAGGGCATTTCCTCACGGATGGTATACTCATTGCATACATGACTATCAGACTGCGACCAGCTATTCATGGGGTTTCTCATTCCACGGATGGCAGCTTCCCATCCGCTGACCGTGACGTTTTCAATTTTAATCACTTGGCATTTCCTTTCCTGTGCCATCTCTTCATGGCTGCCTTTTTGCATTGCAGCATGATGCCCTCGCCGCTTTCATAACCGCAAAGTTCGCAAAGCACGTCGCACCACGCCGACCGAAAGAAGGCTTCCAGCTCTTTCAGCTCATACGAGGTGGATTCCCGGTATTCGTCCAGCGTTTGGTAGTGCCGGAGGCAGCCTTTGTAGTCCAGTATGGCGCGCTTGATAACCGCGCCAGCAAGAAGCGCTGCATTCTCAATCATTTCAGCCTCCGTGCGTTTCGTTCCTGTATGTAATATAAAACATGAGAACAAGTCCAAGGACAATCCACAATACCATCACATCCCCCCCAATCATGGAACATTTGCTTCCGGCTTTTCTCGTCCTTTTCGCAGCCGTTATATACTGCCGCATAGGGCTTCCACGTTTCCTTGCGCCCTACCTCACCGCGCCGTGCTTGGATATGATTCCAACGTAGGAGTTGTGGAAGCTGAGTGCCTTCGCCTTCTCGACCAGTTTCGTGAAGTTAAAAGCATACATCGTGAGAGCATTGGATTGAATCGGGACTTTTTTCCCGCCGCAGGTATACCACGATGCCTTGTAACAACCTTTCATTGCCTACTGCTCCTTCTCTTTCAGGTCGTGTCCGGCTTCCCACTCCGTATAAAGGTTCATCCAGTCCGAAAGCCGCATTGTTACGAGAATATCCGCATTGTTCTTCTTGTGAAACACGGCAGGGATGGTGTTTCCACCCCCTGCTTCCGCGTCACGGATTGCCTGCGTCATCCACTCATAGAGGCGCATCTGCTCGACGTGCTTCGCCTCCACGTGGATTCCGGGTAGTCCTACTACGTCAGACGCATCGCCCGTCTTGCCGCAATACTGCGCCGTTCTGCGGGCATCATAGCCGTATTCCCGGAACTTGGAGGCAAGGGAACGCTCGAAGCGAGCGCCCTTGTCCCTTGATGCTTTGCCCATTTAATCACATCCTCAGATTGCAGCAATCATTCGGATTGCTGTTGATGTTGTTTTTCCAGTATTCGTAATGCTCAGTAACGTCGTCACAGACAGTCAATTCCCGAAAGCCTGTGACCATTGATAGGTACTTGATTTTGCTTTCCAGAGGCAAATGGCTGTAACCTGATTGCTTGACTGTATACTCGCTGAAGTCCATCATTGGCAGCCATCGCCGAACCCAATGATTCACCCGACCATGCGGACGATGCTGCCCGGTTCAAGGCGGTTGATCTGCACGACGGTGCGCGGGGAGAAGCTCGCGCCGCACTGCTTGCAAATCACAGCGTTTCCTCCGTCTCGTCTGGGTGAAGCAGGTGCGATTCCTCCACCAAGTCCAGTTCGCCATCAGGCGTCACCATCTCGAAGCAAGCCTCCACTGTGAACTTCTGCTCGTCCACTTGCAGAATGTAGCTGGCGTGGAAAGCGAAGTCGCGGGCGCGCTCCACGGTGTCGAAGAGCATTGCCTTGTCAAGGTCGGCGGTCAGTTCCAGCCCGCCACGGGTCAGGTGGGTGAAGTACAGGCACATATCGTCCGTGACGTGAATCTGGACGACGTAGCCAATCGGGTTCAGGCTCATTGCAGTCCCTCCATTTCGTCCTGGTCGCACTCGTCGGGGTCGAACAGCCCCGTGTCCTCCAGCTGGTCGAGCATGTCATCCAGCGTGAACATGTCCTCGCGCAGTTTGCGGTAGACCGCCATCGCGACGTAGGTGTTCGGCTGCTCCGGCATACTGTTCAGCGCGGTGCGCATGGTGTTGTAGAGCTGGATGTAGACGTTCCGTGCGCCGAGGTGGCTCATCAGCTTGCCCATG